GCGTAAATGACCAGGGTTGGTACCAAGATGGAAACAGAAGTGATAGTTATCTTCTGTACTTAGGTACCAATGTACTAGTGCAAATTAATGAAATTTGTGACCTATATTAAAATTCCTGCAAGGAGTAACCCCTGCATTCAAAAACTATAGATCTAAGATCATAAAAATGCAGAGCGTTAGCTCCTAGCAACGACTTACAAATGTAAGCCGCTCCAATGGGTCACCCATTGGACTAGCGGACTAGATTTAATTCCTGTCCAGGAATTTGTGCCTTTAGTGTGGCACACACATATACGTATAAGTGCAAGGCGCACTTAGAACGGGGTGTTGGCATATTTGTAGAGAATAGGACAACCTGTAAAGAAGAAGAGTGTAAAATCTTCTCCTACGGATTTCCAACTATTGATCCGAAGACCTGTTACAGCGTCAATACTATTAGGACTTGAATATACAAAGGAAGATACCAAATTTGAATGGCATCCATTAGCAAAAGCTGCGCTTGGAAGTCGTGCGGGTGAAAATCGCACACCATTATAGTAGGGGGTTTCTACTTCTATGGTATTATTGACACCTATATTGGTTGTGGCAGCACCACCAGCGGTGTCGTTGCCAGTTGACATTGTCAATTTTGCGCTGAGTTCATATTCTTCTGCAGAATCAGGTATAGCAAGTTTCGTTACACGATTTAAAGCTGAATAGCCGATACGTGAAACTGTCGGATTGGGATCGGACGCAGTACTGTTAAAGATGTACTTTGTCCGAGTGGCCCCTCGCCAACCAGCGTAGCAGGGCATGAACCATTGGGCATAAGTACAAATCGAATAAGTTAATCCAATATCAATGCCGTTTGGGTCATCCCCAACCCAATAACCTAATCCTTTGTCACGTAACTTTAAGGAATAGAAATTACCAACACCTGCAGTGTTGGGATCAAAAACGTCTATCCTGTGGCGGATATAACGTCGTAATAGTTCTCGAATGCTTTTTGGACTTTCACCAAAGAAAACATTGAGAGTTTGGTCGGCTACCTGACCTCCGGTGGAAATTGGAGTGATAGCTTCGGGATTTGTGGGAATGTCTGTTAAACCTTCCGAAGTGCCTGCGATGGCGGGACCATCAATAGTTCCTGATTGAGGTGTGAATCTTTCGGGACTTTGAGGGAATACAGAGAATTTGTCCATTGCGCTTGGCAATGGCTCGCCAAATTTCATGTCTTCACAGGCGGAGACAAAAACATTGAATTGGATAGAACTATCTATACTAGGGGAGACTAAGTTATTCACCACATTAACCTCTAAGTTACCATTTGTATAACCCTCTTCTGTGGGGAAACGAGTATAAGCAAAATTCTCGACATAAGTAATTTCACCAACTTCGAGAAATGGAACTGATTGGCCCCACCCCACAACGATTTCAAAATCATCACACTCAGCAATGTCAATTACTCGACTATATACTGAATTATATTGAATATTGGCTCCATGTGAACGTGGATCCCATCGCAACAAAATCTTACCTTTGTGAAAGTTCGATTTGACGATTTGAAATCTGTATTTTATGCTGCCTTGCCAATAACCAAATGGTACAGCCATATATGCCATGGGTGTGGGGTGAATTTCTGCACCGTTAACTGTATAGAGATTGGGAGTAACTTTACAATTCCACAGCATCGCGTCGGTTACTGATTCTGGAAACATAGTAAAAGAAGTCAGATAGGACTCACGTTGGACAAACCTTGATATGTCCATCTGATCTTCTCCATCCAAACCAACGGTGCGAGAATCAATAGTTAATTCTTGCTTAGAATCTAGAGATAGCTTCATAACAGCATCAGCTGCGTCAGTATTAGACATATTCCCTGTTGGTGTGGGTTTTTGTTGTACAATATCGGTAACAATAGGAGGGCGTGAATAACCCCAATGTGTAGCCATACCGGCTACACCTTTTGCTACCATTTCTGTCGCCCTGGCATAGGGTGCGATAGAAGGTACGCTGGTTAGTTTCCCAGCGGCTTGCGCTACTGCAGACGCGGGACCGGAAACGATTCCCTTACCATATTCATCATT